TTTTTGAACAAGGTGGTAATGCTAGAGGTTTTTATCTTCAAATTACAAGCGGTGGCGGTGGTGTTAGCACAAACATCATGGCAGACGGCGCTGTTGTGCTACAAAGCGGACAAGTTCAGTCTGGATTGATTGGAAACAATGCTGTTGTTTCTGGAAGTATTGCTAGTGGACAAATTGGACAGTTCCATCATGCTAGCGGAAGTGTAACAAGTGGTCATATTGGAAACAATGCTGTTGTTTCTGGAAGTATTGCTAGTGGACAAATAGGTGTTAATCATTTAATTTCTGGATTAATTACAACATTGACACTAGGATCTGGTCAAGTAACAAGTGGGATAATTGCCAGCGGAAGTATTGGTAGCTTCCATTTAGCTAATGGTGCAATATTAAGCGGAGATATTGCAAGTGGTCAAATAGGACAATTCCATCTAAGTAGCGGAACTGTAAATAGTGGTCATATTGGAAACAATGCTGTAGTAAGTGGATCAATTGCATCAGGTCAAATCGGTCAATTCCATCTATCAAATAACAGCGTGTTCAGCGGTGCAATTGCATCTGGTCAAATTGGTAATTTTCACCTATCTTCTGGTGCAGTCACTAGTGGAGATATTGGTAATAATGCAGTTGTGTCTGGATCTATTGCTAGTGGTCAAGTAGGTATTAATCATTTAGTTTCAGGTTTGATCACAACATTAACGCTTGGTTCTGGTCAGGTAACTTCTGGAAATATTGCTAGTGGTGTGATCTTTAGATTACTTTCTGGAAATATTACATCTGGATTTATTGGAAACAATGCTGTAGTAAGTGGATCAATTGCATCTGGTCAAGTAGGACAATATCATTTATCAAATAACAGCGTGTTCAGCGGTGCAATTGCATCTGGTCAAATTGGTAATTTTCACCTATCTTCTGGTGCTGTTACTAGTGGAGATATTGGTAATAATGCTGTAGTAAGTGGATCTATTGCTAGTGGACAAATTGGACAATTCCATCATGCTAGTGGAAGTGTAACAAGTGGTCATATTGGAAATAACGCAGTTGTTTCTGGAAGTATGGGATCTGGTCTTATTGTAGGTATCAGTAGCACTTCTGGAAATTTAGCCGTTGGCACTAATTCTTTAAATGTTAACAGATCAGGAGGATATAATACAGCAATAGGAACTCAAGCGTTAAATGCTTGTTACAATGGTGGATTCAACACAGCTGTTGGCTATCAAGCTTTAGCCACCGTCAGCGGTGAGATAAATGCTAATGATGCGTTCGGCGCACAATCTTTGTCGAAATTAGAATATGGGGCTAACAATGTAAGCATAGGAGGTGGAACTCTTTCAAATCTGCGATCAGGTGGTCTTAATACTACATTAGGAGCATTTGCAGGACAATACGTTTCTGGAGATATAAATACATTTACAAGAGGTAGTGGAAATATTGCAATAGGTTTTGCGACAAAATTTGCAACAGATGATACAAAAAATCAAATAGTAATAGGATTTAATGCTACTGGTATTGGATCAGATTCAACAGTTATTGGTAATAATAACATTATATCTGGAAGAATTTTTGGTAATATAAATTTTCCTCATGGTTTATATTGGAGTTCGGGAAATATCGTTTCAGGTGGTGCATTAGTATCGACATTTGGATCTGGAACAATTACATCTGGTGCTATTGCTAGTGGTCAAATCGGTAAATTCCATCTATCAAATAATTCTGTATTTTCTGGCAATGTTTCATCAAGCGAAATTGGAGCCATTCATCTTGCAAGTGGCGCTGTTACATCTGGCGCTATTGCATCAGGAGTTATAGGAGTAAACCATCTTTCTCAGATAATCCAAAACAATATACAACAAAAAACAAATGACTTTAGATTGAGTGTGCAGTCTGGAGTTGCCATAACCTCAACAGATCAGTCAGGACAATCAACTTTGTATCTTGTGCCGTACACTGGCAACACTATTAGTCTGCATGATGGAACCAACTGGAAAACGAGTATTGCATCGGGCACTGTAGTTAGCCTATCTATAACAGGACTAACTAGCGGCAGACCATATGATGTTTTTGCATATGATAATTCTGGAGTTCCTGCTTTGGAATTTGGCACAGTATGGACCACCGTTAATACAAGAGCCGATGCAATTCAAGTGGTTGATGGGGTAAGTCTTAAATCTGGAACACTAACGAGAAGATTAATTGGAACAATTCTGCCAACTGCACCTACCACAACAAATGACACAGCAATTCAAAGATATGTTCATAATTTTGACAACCAAGTTTCCAGACGACTTTTTGTGGGAGATGCAACTAGTCATACTTACGCATCAACAACAAATAGAATATGGAATCTTAATAGTGGAATTCAAATCCAATATGTGGCAAGTCAGGATGGAATTGCAGGAAATTTGGGAATGCAGACCGCCAGCAGAATAAGTACTGGTGCATCTTTCGCAAGAACGCAAGTCACTGGTGGAACAAATCAACTGCCGACCACTAATAACGGAATTTCAACTCTAGCAGCTAGCGGAGCTTTACTCCAATATATGAGCGCACCTAGTGCCACCCATCAGAGCGTTCTGGGATATAATTATTTTTATCCCCAAGAAAGTGTCACTGCTGCTGGAGCGACTGGCACTTTTGCCGCAGTTGACCTCTTTGGTGAAATTAAAGGATAAAAAATGGAAATTGAACAAATTCATGAACTTATTGAAAAAGTATGCCCCATCTATGGTGTGTATAAAGACAAAGATGGTATTGCAAATATTCACTACAAAGAAGAAGCAACATCAGATCAAATTGCAGCTTCTATAGATTTGGTGCAACAACTACCACTTCTTTCTGCTAAACAAAATAAAATGGCTAAGATAGATAAAGAATTCAGTAATAAAATTGATTCAGGATTTCTTACAAGTTACGGCTGGAAACTAGGATTATCTATTGATGATCTTGTTTTACTATCTAGTTTGTACCTCATGGCAACTACATGTGAAAAAGCAGGACTTCAAATCCCATCAATCATAGATACAGATGGGATGCCACATCTTCTTGATATGCAATGGTTAACTGTGATTATGCTGCAATATGGAGAATATCGGTCGCAAATGAGCCTTGAGTACGCAACTAAAAAGAAATCTGTTAATGATGCGACGACCATCGAAGAGGTGGAAAATGTCTGATCGGGAAAGAAGAACAGAAAAATTATCTGTAAAACTGATAACACAAGAAATTCACAACCTGCCTAATCTAAAACTTATCAAAAAATACATTGAAACTTACACTGATTCTGTCATCAGAAGAATTATTCGTTTGCACACTATGCTCTAACCAAGATGGAAATAAATAGACAGAACCAGCAACAGCAGGATAAATCAATACATTTGAATTAACTAAATTAAGCTCATTATAATTAGGATCAATCATTTCCTTAGCAATCAATGGACTATGAAAAACTATATTCCCACAATTCTCAGGTGTCTGTAAATAATATACACCCGACAAGAAACTCCTCGGATGTATATGCCTAACATTATACGATCCCTTAGCATTAACATTTACCCAAGAATTAAAAATACGAAGCTCTTCAACAATATTCAAAGAATTTTTAATCTTACCAATAACTTCTTCCAAATCTTTTTTCAAAAGCTCACAAATCTTAGTATCTAAAAAATTATCAACACTCTGCCAACCACCATTCATGTTCGTCTTCTGCACTCCAGAAGAATATGCTTGCTTATACCTCGTATACTCTATTAATGTATCTCTATAGATATCATTAATTTTACAACTATAAATGGTGGTTGGAAATACTAACTCACACTTAATTTCATTCATAATACTTTCCACTAGTCACATCCAAATGACGACACTTGATATCACCATCGACCAACAACTTGAATCCCTTGTCACGAAGCTTCTGCGACAAGAAACTATCTTGCGTCAAATGAGCAGTTGTTACAGTCCAAGGATACTCGGTCTGTAAAAAACATTCCATAGGGAAAAGAGTAAATCCTTGAGCAATCGTGTAAACTTCATATACACCAACATCTTTGTTACTTAACGTCAGGGCTTGTCTCTTTCCCCCGACGATTTGTATGTGAACACCTTCTCTGTTTTCTTGCTTTTTCACATAATATCCACCCAATACTACCTTGGGATCACCAATTTCCCTGTATCTTTGCAATAACTTAAAGAATCCATCATCTGGAGGGAAAGTATCATCTTCTACAGTAAGAAGAAAGTCTGCGCCATCATCCAGAGCGGTCTGGATTGCGTCATTATATGCATCGGCTGTCGATCTGCCAAACACGTTAAGATACTTAATCTGAACACCAGAAGGAATAGACAATTTCTCTAGTACTGGCAAATTCTCTGCCTTTTCCCTTGTTGGAACAACAATTAAAACTTTTACATCACCGACTTCCAAATATTTTTTTTCGACCTCTCGGATATGATCTAACTTAGGTGTACCAGTAAGATTGATCTGGCGTAATGCTTCACTGTTGCCGACACCAATACGACCAGTTGCCTGAAGATCTTGCTGTGCCTGTCGTTCTAAACGAAGCTTCCAATAATCAGGTTGAGCAGCATCAATTTCTTGCCTTGTATACTTCTTGGGGAAACTTTGCCAAATCTTATAAAGAGATTCAAACTCTCTTAAAGCTCCCAACACTGCACGATCTTGCTCTTCTAGGTCAATTCTTTTTAGATCTGCGTCAATCTGATCAATTTCAGTTCCCTTGTCTTCCAATTCCTTGATTTGAATTTCAATCTTTCTTCTTCCTAGTTTTGCTCTCCTTAAATTATCATATTTGATTTGCATCTCCAAAACGCATTGAGAGTATGCTAATGTATCGTGGTCATGCTGACCAACTACGAATTTGTCTAGGACATATGCTGTTCTAGGCATTTGGATTTCAAGGAAAGCTGATTCCATTTCCTTTACTAAATCAATTGCTTTATCAACTCTTTCATCAATCGGAATAAGTTCGCTCATAATTTTTCTCCTATATCTTAATAGAGAATTTATTAATTTTTCCTATATTAAAACATAATAAATTATTAGGTAATAAATATGCCAGCATCATGGGAACAAATAAATACAGCTCCAATCAACCACAATAGAGTACTTGGATGTATTCTTACAAGAGAAACAGTTAGTACTGCATGGGCATTTGGCTTCAGAAACATACATATGCCAAATGGAGCTTGGACGGCATTATCGGGAATGCCATTCGGGCATGCCAGAGATACTGGTGGTCTAAAACTCTTAGAGCTAGGCTGGGAATGGTTGTTCTTCCTAGACGATGATGTAATTTGTCCACCAGACACAATTTTAAAACTATTAAGTCACAACAAACCAATCGTAAGTGGTGTCTATTACAGGCGTTACGCTCCATTAGCACCCGTAATGCTTCTAGATTCAGCAAACGGACCACAATGGATCACTGAATATCCTGCTAACAGCTTAATAAAAGTCGATTATGTCGGAGCTGGATGTTTGTTAATTCACAGATCTGTTTTAGAAAGTTTGCCACCATTAAGTACTAGTGCTCACTGGTTCGAATGGAGGTGCAATAGGACAGATCTTCCTCATCTAGAAAAGACCAGCGAAGATTTTACCTTCTGTAAGCATGCACGAAATCATGGTTTTGAAATTTTTGTCGATACTTCGATACAATGTCAACATTGTGGTCAGGCAAGCAGTAATATTGAAGGATTCAAACCATTGGAGATCAAACCATGAAAATGACACATTTACCAACAAGCAGCACCAAAAAACTCAAGATCTGTGTAATATCAACGACAGTTTTACCTTGTCCCCCAACTGGATATGCTGGATTGGAGATGATTTCTTGGCAATGCGCCGAAGGTTTGCATGCTAAAGGTCATGAAGTAACACTTATTGCACCTAAAGGATCAAAAACTAACGCAAATTTACATGAAACCACATTAGGTGAATCTGAAAGACAAGCATATTCTGGTTATTGGGAAAAACTAACACAATTTGATGTAATTATTGACCATAGCTGGGAAAAATGGAGTTATATCCTAAAGATGGAAGGTCATCTTCCACAACCTATCTTAGGTGTCCTACATGCTCCTGTAGAAACAATGTACAGCATTGCTCCTCCTGTTCCTTTTCCTTCTTTTATTTGTATCAGCAAAGATCAATCAGAAGTATGCACAACACATTTAAAGTGCGGTTCAAGAGTTGCTTACAATGGTGTTGATGTTGATTTTTATTCTAGAAGCAATAAAGCCAGAAATAACAGATATTTGTTTTTAGCAAGAATCAGTTCTATTAAAGGTCCACATATTGCTTGTAGTGTTGCAAACATATGTGGAGTTGGGTTAGATTTGGTTGGAGATGATCGTATCACTGGTGAACCAGACTTATTGCGTAAGATTAAAGACGCATGTATTATTTCTCCAAATTTGCGTTATATAGGGCATCAAGACAGGAATGAATGCGTAGATTGGTTTAATACAAATAAAGCCCTTCTGCACCCCAATTTGCACTACAGGGAACCATTTGGATTAGCTCCTGTTGAAGCACAGTTGTGTGGAATGCCAGTTATTGCATGGGATAATGGTGCAATGCGTGAAACAGTTAAGCATGGTGAGACTGGATTCTTGGTTAGGACTCAGGATGAGATGGAAAATTTGATTAAGTCTGATGCTGTTAATGATATTAAGTCAGAAAACTGTATTGAGTGGGCAAGACAATTTTCTTACGAAAATATGGTTAATAGGTATGAAGAATTGTGTTACGAAGCTATTGACACAGGTGGTTGGTAAATTTTCTTTACTAGCATTTGCTGATAGTCAGATAACTTTTACTTAAAAGGAAATTATTAAATGTTTCTTTACATCACTTGTGATAGAATTGGCAATGGAACTGGTGGTGGCACAGTTACCAAAAATGAATTGGAAGCACTTAGCAATTTGGGTCCAATTGATGTAGTTAATCCTCAACCAACTCAAGATCCGTTTGAAGCAGAAAATGTAATTGATATTCCCAATTTAGAAAAATACAAACTAGCACACTTTTATGCTGGAACATTTCCTAAATTAACTAAAAAATTGAAAGAAAAAGGCATCAAGATTTCTTATACGGCAGCAGCCCACGATATTAAAGCAAGCCAAGAGGAATTTAAAATCCTTGGCATTCCTTATGACTTTCCACACATTAGCAATCCCATACTATGGAATCAATATATATCAAGTTATATTGATGCTGATCTTGTTATTTGTCCAAGCAAACATAGCAATAAAGTAATGCAAGAATTTGGATGCAAGAACACAACTGTAATACCTCACGGATGCTATGAAGGTGTTAACTATCCTTATCCTAAAACCTTTTCAGTAGGGTACTTGGGTCAAATTGGACCAGATAAAGGAGTTAAATATTTAATTGAGGCTTGGGCAAAATTGAATTATAAGGATGCAGTATTAACATTTGCAGGACAGCAATCGCCATATTTGATTCATATGATTCGTCAATTTGGTGGTAGAGCTAATTATAATATTTTAGGTTATGTGAAAACATTAGATGAATTTTTTAAATCAATTAATGTTTATGTCCAACCGAGTGTTACGGAAGGTTTTGGAATTGAGATTCTTGAAGCCATGACATTTGGAAGACCAGTTATTGCTTCATACGGAGTTGGTGCTGCTGATTGTTTGAATAATAATTGTAAACTAGTATTGAAGAAAGATCCCAACTGTATTGCTAAAGCGATTGATTGGTATAAGAACAATACATGGGATTATAGAGAAGAATTAATGTCTTATGTTAAAAAATACAATTGGAAAAATATAAGGGAATGTTACATTAATACTTGGAGAGGAATGTTGGAATCATGAGTTATACTTTTCCGTTTACAAAAAATGTAATTGAATTGGGTGGAGGAGACAATCCTTACTTCCGTCCAAATGTTGATGTTCGTTCTGGTGACACTGTGGATGTAGTGGCTGATTTCAATCAATCTTTGCCTCTTACAAATTCCACATACGATGGTGTTTTTAGTTGCTATTGTATTGAACATCTTTCTTGGCGTAAAGTCAAACTTTTTGTTTCAGAAGTATTTAGAATTCTTCGTGATAGTGGCAAAGCCGTTTTTATAACAGCTAACACAAAAAGACAAATGGAATGGGTATTGAATCAAGAAGAATGGAATGATGACAGTTCTTCCATTATATTTGGTGATCAGAATTATGATGAAAACACGCACAGAAACAGTCTTTGTCCTGTTTATGCAATCAAGCTAATGCGTGAAGCAGGGTTTGAAAACATAGTAGTTTTACCACATGGGGAGTTAGGAACAGACATGATTATTGAAGTTGCAAAACCAAAAAAAGAAGATCGCAAAAGTCTATTCGACAAACATTATTTCAATGGTGGCGGCAAAGTTGGCGGTTACGCTCATGAAGGATATTGGGATTATCCTGTTCACTGGGTTACTTATCAAAAAGTAATGGAACACAATCCCGAATCCATTCTAGAGATTGGTGCTGCTAGAGGGTACATGGTTAAGAAATTTAATGATGCTGGAGTTAGATCTAAAGGATTAGAAATTAGTCATCATTGTCAACTAACCAGAGTTACCAATGATGTGATTGAATGGGACATTTGTCAGACTCCTTGGAATTTCAAAGACAAAGAATTTGATTTAGCGTTTTCAACAGCAGTTTTTGAACATATTCCAGAAGAACATCTTGATGCTGTTTTGAAAGAAATGGATCGAGTTAGTAAGCGTGGCTTGCATGGTGTTGATTTTGGTGAAAATGATGATGGATTTGATAAAACTCATTGTACTTTGAGAACTAAGGAATGGTGGCTTAAAAGAATGCCATCAACGCAATTGGTTGTTGACAAAGAAGACTTAGAGCGTGGAAATATTGCTGTCAACATTCCTGCTGGCGACAATAAACTTAAGGTTAACTTTGGCAGCTTTATTAATATGTTCCATTACGGATGGATCAATACTGATGTTTTGAATTTACAAGATTTTGCATCTAGGCACAAATATAAATTTTTAGCAATTAATGCACAAAATCCATTACCTTTTCAAAATGAAACTATTGATTTGGCTTATTCAAGTCATATGTTTGAACACTTGACTGTCGCAGAAGGTATCAGTTTCCTTAGTGAATGTTATCGTTGCATGAAAAAAGGTGCTGTATTGCGTATTGCAGTACCAGATGCTGATAAATTGATTAAATATTATCAAGCCAATCAATTGAATGTATTTGATGAAATTAACGATGGCTGTGCTAGAAATGAATTTGAATCAGGTAAATTGTGGTCATTGCTATTTGAAGGTCATAAAATTGCATATGATTTTGCTGGTTTAAAGACATTAGGTGAAAAATCAGGATTTAAAGTGGAAAAGAAAACATTTTGCAATGGAAATGAACAGATTGTCAAGGAAACTATTGATATGTTGCCTGAAATTAGTTTGTTTGTCGAAATGACAAAAAATTAATTCCAATGTCTCATACAATTAGCCATAATAAAACCACATGTAATTATATTTATCACCCAAAAGAATGTACGAATGATCACTGTTAAGCAGTGATCATTTTCATTTAAGTCCAAGGCTCTTCGCCAAATAGATGAAAAATATTCAATGTTTGTTTTTGTAGTCATTTTAAATATTTAATTTATTTTGTGCAAATTTGTAAAAAATATTTAAACAATGAATATAATTTTAGCTTCTTGGTCAAATATTATCCCATAAATTTGCCATTTACTGTTTTTGCTTTTACTTCATTGTAAAATAATATGTCACTTTCTATGCTTCTGTATATCTTTTTATACATTTTTGAATTTAATTCTTTTTTTGCATTTGTGTTTCTATTTGTTCCATTTCTACAGCTGTTTATATCCAGATAGTCCCATCCAGCTAAATCTTTCATTACTTTGATATCTTCTTGATAATTATCTACAAAAATTATTGCATCAAATTGTCTAAGCCTCTCCCTTGCTAACTCTACACTCTTGCCACAAGCCAAATAATGCACCAAAGGTCCACTAAAGTACGAGCTTTCATCTTCGTAAATAATTGATTTCATTCTTTCAAGTGATCTTTTGTTTTCTAAAAAAATTTTAAAATTTTTTTTGTATTTACTTGTTTCACATTCGTGATGATAACAACTTAAAAGTATATCAATAGGATGCCTCAAAACTGTAACATATTTAATTTTTGAATCAAGATGGAAATCTTTAATGTAACCTTCATTAGCGCAAAAGGTAAATTTTTCTGTATCTAAAAAATTCAGTAAATCTTCTTTACCATAGTTCCAAAATTCAATAATTTTGTTTTCTGAATCATATGGATTGCCATTTTTGTGTGAATCATAAAATTTCTCACCATTTTTTTCAGCAAGATTCACAAAAGTGCTACCCCCTGACTTGTGTATGTGTAAAAAATAAATCATTCTGTTCATAATTATTGAATTATATATCAAATAAATTTAAAATTAATCTATAGTATAAATGGCTGGTCTGATAATGGTGGTCATTTTAGCACTTTCTCGACCCGGTATCAGTTTATGCAGAAGCAAAGATTAAGTGCGTCAGCTATGCAACAGCCATTTTAATATTTCATCTAAACAAATATATAATGTTATCATGGACATTAACGAAACATACAAAAACTCAGGTCTTGGTAAATGGTTTGATGAGAAATGGGTAGACATTTCTCGCAAAGACAAATCAGGTAAACATCCACCATGCGGTTCCAGCGCCAAAAAAGGGTCTAGAAAAGGCGATCAGAAGAAAGCCTACCCTAAGTGCCGTCCAGCAAAAAAAGCTGCTGCAATGAGTCCTGAGCTTAAAGAAAAGGCTACTGCGCAAAAACGTAGGGCAGAAAAGAAAAAATCACATCGTAAAGGAAGGAAACCAGTGATGGTATCTCACGAAAATCTTAATGAAGGCAAAAATTTACCAAATAATCCTAAATTATGGGCACAGTCTAAAGCTAAAGCTAAAAGAAAATTTGATGTGTATCCATGTTTACCTGTGTCGTATCCAGCTTTAACTAAAGATGGGTGGAAATACTTTAATGAATTAGAAATAGGAGATGAGATTGCGGCATTTGACTTGCAACAAAGAATAAGGAAATTTGTTAAAATAGAAAATATACATATTCATAAAAACGCTCCTGTTCATGAAATTTACACTGATGGACACTATTTCTGTACATCTACTCTTGATCACAAATGGGTTATTGAGCAAAACGATGAATTATTGCTTGAAGCTGTGATGGGATTCCAATCATACACAAAATTGTTTGTTGATAATGGTGTACCTTTACTGAGCAATTTTGAAATACATTCATCTGGTAGTGAAATGGTTTGGTGCCCAGAAACTTCATTAGGAACATGGGTTACCAGTATTAATGATCAACCATGTGTTACAGGAAATTCAGCTTATGCAAATGCATGGGCATCAGGAGACTATAAGAAAAATGGCGGTACATGGCGTAAAAGCAAAAAAAAATATATGTTAAAAGAACATAATATGCCAAGTTTTAATGAATGGCTAAAGAACAGAGAGAATCAGTAGACCAATGTTCTATTTCTGGCAAATTTGAATTTTGGTTACCACAAAGATAACCAAAAGCAAGGCTTCTGTTGAGCATCATCTTAGTCAGATTAGTTTGTGGTTGATTAACAATTTGAATTTCCCCTAAAGACAAATAATCAAAATAAAATAAACCGTTGCTTACCCCTTCATAATCATGTAATTCTTGAAGGACATCTTTAGCCACTTCGTAAATTTCACCAGAAACTGTATTAGTTCCATTCTTAGCTTTTACCAATGCTGGATATCGTCCACAGTTAAGCAATTTATATTCTGGTTGAAGCTCTGCCATAGCTATAAGTTTTGATCCTTTGAGTTTACTGTAAGCTCTTTCTCCCTTTTTTAGTGTGCCGTAAACGAATACAGGAACTTTTTTTGTTATTGTCTTTAAATTATACATTTATTGCATCCTTGAGGATAAAATCCAAATTAAGTTAGTTATGGTTACTCATTTAATTTGTATAAACATACAAGGAGGCTTCATGTTAGTACTCACACGCAAGTTGTACGAAAAAGTTTACATCACGACACCAGACGGTAAAAAAATTGCCTTAACAATTTGTGGAATTCAAGGTTATGGCAAGAATGGAAGAGTAAAAATTGGTATCGATGCAGACAAAAATTATGTTATTGCAAGAGAAGAATTGATTTTATCTAAAAATCAAGAAGAAGAAGAAGAAGAAATATTTTTCAACAAGAGTTTGAATTCTTGAAATGTAAAGCATTCATCAACAGCATTTATTAATATATTCCAAGAATGATCATCAAGCTTACATTCAAGCTTGATTTGATCATTCTTTTTTCCTCTGGTTTTGTTAATTATTCTAAAAGCACTTAGCATTTTGTTTGTGTAAGAACTTTCTACCATTTGTTCGCAATTTCCGCAAAAAACAATTCCTTCTTCCAAAACATATGGAAGGAAACCACCGCAGAATGGACAATTTGATATTGGCATCTATGCTTATATACTAATCAAGATAAAAATTTAAAAAATGACCCCGGTGGGACTCGAACCCACGACCTACGCATTAAAAGTGCGTTGTTCTAGCCAACTGAACTACGAGGTCATAAAACGGGTGATGGATTAGTTGAGATGGAGGGTCAGGAAGTCTGACTTTTGCTGCGTAGCACTACATCTTTCCCCAATCCATTACCCATTGATCACATGTTAACCAATTTCATCATTAATGTCAACATCTCCTCCTGCATTAACTGGCAATCCTGCTTCAGCAAAACGAGTTGACCAACGATAAACAAAATCTTGATAAGAAATTTTTTCTTCAAACATTGCTTTGATCATATCGGCAAAGCAATTATTGAGAATAGGCGTAATTGTTTCATGTTCATCAGTCATATGTCCTCTAGCAATAGATGCTTCAATATCTTTCACCCAATTATCACGAGCAGACTTCATAGTAATCTTGACCTTGCTTTTTTTAGGAGCAGTAGGTTCTTCTTCATCGCTATCATTTTCAATGATTGGTTCTGCGTCAATATCATCAATAGCTTCTTCAACATTTTTACTATTAACACGAGGTGTGATATCATTTCTTTCACGCTTGCGTTCTTCTAACGTAGAAGTGTGTTTTTCTATTAACGCATCTGCATTAGTGATATCATCAATATCGCCACACTCTTCAGCTTCTTCTTTTACTTTCTCAGCTTTCTTTAATTTTCTGTTAGTATTAAAAATAGCGTTATCTTGTTTCTTCAGTTTTTCTTCATAGTCGCATGAAGCTTTTTTGATAGCAATTTGGAAAATACGCTGACGTTCTTCTTCATCAGTAATTTCCATCAAAGAACTTGCAGCATTTGCATTGATCCTGCCATCAAGAAGAGCTTCCTTGATATCAGGGTCTTGATTTACTTTTTGCAACAACTTTGTTGCATAACGAAGCCAAGATATAGTCTTTCCACACATTTCAAAAATTTTATTTTCAGGCATGTTAAAAACAATACAATAATCAACAAATCTAATGGTAGCGTTTTCACCAAAAGAAATCTTATTGCTATCGCTTTCAAATGACCGACTGAAACATTGAGAAGGATTTAATCCATGATGAATTTTGACAATAATATTTTCATACAAATCCTTAGCAGGAACATGTTGATTGGTATGTATATCATAACAAGCAGCATTGTCTGCAATTAATTGAGAGATAGCTTCGTGTCTACGATGACCATCAATCAAAACATATTCACCATTAATGTGGTTAACATGAAAATTTTCCATAAGACCTTTTGACTTAATGGAATTTTTCAACTGATCAATTTCTTCTGATGAAAAACCATAATTCTCACGATTTTTAACATCAAGGATACGAGGATTGAAGAAACCAAACTCAAATTCATCAAACTCCTTAGCTGGCTTAATAGAAGATAAGGGAATGCGAAACAAACCTGTTTCAATGTCAACAACTTGCATGCGAGACTCCTTTCGGTGTCGGTCAAAGACACAACAATGAGCTTCTGCTCATCTGCACCAATGGTAAATAAACAAGGAATGGTTGTCAAGTACTGTTTTGCGATACTCATTTAAGTTGTCAAGGAGCAGAAGAAAATGCGAGACGAAACGCTTAAATTGTCAGTGTACAAGACTCATCCTAAAGCTTGTCGAATTGAACGAGCAGAAAAAACACTCAAAGGTGATGCTGACAAGAATGGAATAAAGTGGTGCATGCCATACAAAATTGCCAATCAAATGGGTTTCTGGATATATCCTCCTATAGACTTTGAAATCACTTGGCATGGAGGTAAAGACTTTACTTATAAAAACTACGAAGATTATGATGATTCAGACTATGGAATTGTGCATGAAATGCTCAGAGCACCAGAATTAGCGAAATCGGAAAAATGGAATCATATGGGAATAGGAAGATCAAAATTTACTTATGGATTAGTTGAGGAAGGTGTTGTCCAAGTTTATACAGGCTGTATTTTTAAAACCTCACCAAATTGGTGTATGCAAATTCGGTCGCCAATTAATTTTCCTGAAAGACAGCCTTATTACGTCATGGAAGGGTTGTTAGAAACCGATTGGATGCAATATGACATTTGGATTAATCTTGTCTTTACACAGAAATTTAAGCCATTGCGATTCAAACCAGATGATAAAACGCCAATTGCGCATCTTATGCCTGTTCACAGAAAAACATTCACATCAGATTGGGATCTAAGTAATGAAATGATTAACACTGACAATCCTGAAGCTAAAAAAGCGGCTAGATTTTACATTGATTATAATGTGTGCAAATTTACTTCTGGCGGGAATAATAATATTAGTGATTATGATAAAAAAGACAGCACTACATTTGTAAAACAAAAACAAAAGAATTTAAATAAAGATGGCTCTTGCAAGGAACAAGTTGTCCCTGCAAGAGTTAAAAGAAAATTGTTAAATGTCAAGAGAAAAAAGCTTGACGACAAACAGTAATTGCTGGCAACCATGCAGAATACAAAACGCTACATTGACTGTTATAATTAATCTTAGGGCAGTTAGGTGGAAACTGCCTCATAGCAACGCCAACTATAGTATTATCAATTTTTTTGCAATCAACAGTACCTGTAAAAACACTCATATTTTCTCCTCCTTTAGTATTTAGTATTTAGTATTTAGTATTTAGTATTTAGTATTTAGTATTTAGTATTTAGTATTTAGTATTATTTTCTTATTTTGTTCAAAAGGTCAATATTAGATTTCATAATTTCAAGATTTTTAACATTTTTAGAAATTAAACTTTTTATAGTAAGTGATCCTTTGTGCTCAACAAAACTTTTATAAGATATTGCAATTTTGTATCCAAGTTTGGTTAATTTGTAACAAAATGCTTCATCTTCAAACCAAGCCAATGGAAATTCAGGTATTCCTTGAGTGCTATGCCACGCCGCCAACTCAATAATGCAGCAATACATAGGAACAAAATTATTAATAATTAATTTTGGTGGTTCATCAACCACATTTTTTCTTTGTAAAATATTTTCATTTACTTGTGGATTATTAGTAATGGCTGTCATCATGGCAACATTATCATGTCTCATGGAGATAAAGTCTTTATATAAATTTGAAAGCGATTTTCTATCAACTAAACATGAATCACTGTGCATAATAACAACAATTGTTTTTTCGACATTTCTCATTCCCAGATTAACGCCTGCACCAAAACCCAGATTTTTTTCACTTCTTATAATCTTTATTTTTGGATGTTGGCTATACATTAAGCCAAATTCTTTATTTTCAGATCCGTTATCAACTAAAATCAATTTATTGATGATTTGAGAAGAATGCATAAATATACTTTTTATCAATTTGTTTACAGATTCATAACATCCATGAAATGGTACAATAATATCAATTAATTTTTCCGTAGGAGGTCTGATATTAACCACTGGCTTAAAACTATTTTTTTCAGTTGTCATTTTCTAACTCAATATTCCAATATGTTTCGTTAAGCCATTGATTCCAGCTTGGATAAATGGTATGCATTTTTATTTCTTTGTACTTTGGTCTTCTTGGTTCTTTCAAGAGTTTCATTCCATTGATAAATTTTTTGTGTCTTACTTCTTCTGGAAGTCTGCCGCCTTTAATTTTGTTGCATTCTGCACAACAAATAACACAATTTTCCCATGTTGTCATGCCTCCCTTGCATCTAGGAAGAACATGATCAATAGTTAATTCTTCTGTTCCGGGTTTTATAGAGCAATATTGACATTGATAATTGTCTCTTTTGTAAAGATTATTGCGGCAAAATACTACTCGTTGCTTTGGTATCTTGTCATAACTACACAATCTAATAACTTGAGGAATTTTTAAAGAAAAATTGATAGTATTGATTGTCTCTTCATCTTGCTCTGGTTTCAGAAGACTCCATTGTTCCCAAGTATATGGAGCGCAATCTATATCAATAATTTCTGCTTTATGTTTAGTTTCAGCACTATTAAAAATAAGATTAAACGCTTTATAAAGCGGTGTAGTTCCTACAGCAATCCAATGTTTGTTTAGTACAAGGACTGGTTTAGTTAGTTTTTGGTCCATTGCTGTATTTATGGACCAATTCCGTCTTTTAAAAATCGTATTCAATTGAATTTGATCTCCAAACAAATTCCTTCTTCTTATTAATTCTATTAATTGTTCTTGCCAAACTAAAAAAATAATCACTTAAACGATTAATAAAAACTTGAATTTTTTCATTAGTTTCAACGGGATCTTCTAAAGAAGCTATGTATGAGCAAAGATTCCTTTCAATGCTTCTTGTTTTAGATCGGCAAATATGAGCAAAAGAAGCTGCTTGAGTTCCATTGGGAAGAATAAAATTACTAATAGGTTCGTTTTCTTTTTCTTGAACATCTATTTCGTATTCAAGAGTTGTAATTGCCTTTTCTAAACTTTCTTTATTAATCATGGTATTATAACCTAAGAACGCACCTATATGAAAAATGAGAGATTGAATTCTTCTTTGAAATAATGCATATTTTTCCTGACGTGCTTTTTTCTCTAGCAAGTAGACAAGATACCCAACATGACTATTAAGTTCATCTAATTCGCCAATAAGATGAATTAGCTTATCATGTTTAGGTGTTTTAGGATTTTTTTTAGTAAACGTGCAACCTTTATCGCCATAACCTGTGTAGAGACTAGTTGTCATTTTTTATTCTCGCTTTTGTTTTGTTTCCTGTTATTTTTCCCAGAATACCTTTTGGTCAAATTGTGATTTGAATTTAATTGACGCATGAATTTATCGCCACATTTATCACAAATATATTTTGAAGGTAAATTTTGACTACCAAATTCAGCATGAATCATGCCACCGCAATGGCACTTCCTTGGATATCCACTAAGACATTCGTCACAAGATGATTGACCAATCTGATGCTTAGCGTTGCCGATACAAACAAAATTCATTATTCTATCCTCTGGCAATTTAAAGCAATTCTTATTCGCACCAATTACTGCTGTTTTCCTTTCAGCAGTAACTTAAATGAGTGTGAAATGATAATTTAAAACATCAAGGTTTTATAACAATGCTATTTTTGATTTCTCCAAAAGAAGGAGTGCTTGATTCATCTTTATTTTTCAAAGATAACTTTAAAGAATCATTTTCACTCTGAAGCTTTTCTATAATAGCAATGTTTTTTCTATCTGGAGGAGGGTCTCTTAATACTATTCCAAGTCCCAAAAAAATACCTAAAATAAATAAACCGATACTTCTTGCTAAACCTGTCACAAAACTAACTAGGCTGAAAATGCGTTGATAAGAACGCTCTTGTGGACCTGTTGGGTTATTATCAGTGCTGGTTGTTTCTACTGACATAATTTCACCTCTTATTTTTCCTAAATTTTTCAAATTATATGCTATAGAGTAGTTATTAGGATCAACAACTTTTCTCACAATTTTTTGCTCTGCCATGTCTTTTTATGATAATCAAATTCTTGTGCAGCATGATTTTCATAATCTTCTAACGCATCAAAACAACTGCCTAAGTTCAAAAAATTATCCAAACTTCTCATAATGAATGAAACAGGAACATCTTTATATTCTTTTGAAAATGCTGAAAACATTTGACGTTTATTTTTAGAAGGTTTTTGCATTGCCATATCCTCTGTAAATCCTTGTAAGTAACTTTTTAGCTTGGTTCTTGTATTCATGAACTTTACTAAATCTGATCAATCTCTTCAAAACCCATATCTTAGTTTTAATGAGATCATGATCTAAAATGCAAAGTGATTTCCCGTCACCAAATCCACAAATATTAAAAAAAAATTCAATATTCATATTTTTTGACTTTGGTGGTTTAATAGACTTCATGTTTTCTACAAAACTTAAAAGTATAAATATAAAATTCTTAATTGTTTCTTGGCAAAGGGTTCCTTCAGGAAATCTAAATTCAATAGTCTTTCTTTTGAATTTTGTTTTAGAAGCAACAAAATAATTTAATAAATTAAGTGAATATCTTTTTTCAGTTGGGTTTCTAATATTAATTGTCTTAGGTCTATACATTTCCCATATTTTCATGCTATTTTTTATA